AGTATTCCCGAACGGATTCGAACCGTTACTGTATGGATTTTAAGTCCATTGCCTCTGCCTGTTGGGCTACGGGAACTTGTTTATGATCCTCAAATGGGAATCGAACCCATATCCCCGCTATACCAAAGCGGTGCTCTACCCTTGAGCTATCGAGGCATGGGGTGCACGATCGGGATCGAACCGATGACCTTCTGAATCACAATCAGACGCTCTAACCAACTGAGCTACGCACACCATGTATTATTTTGTGTTTAGATACTCCTCTATTTCTGCTTCGTTTGCCAATCTTATAGGAACGAATAGCGCATAACCATTATCATCTTCGAAATGATTGCAATCATCCAATCTGTAGCCGAATTTATATCTCCAATGCTCAAATACCTGTTTCTCAGCAAGCCATCTACCAACATTTGCATTTCTATATTCTCCAAAATAGAATTGTCCATCTACTAGTTCATTCTTTGGTATAGCACCTGCACCGATTAGTTTAGGAACATAGAATTCTTTGTATTCTACCGGATCCACTCTGGGTATATTCGGTACATCTTCTGGTTTTTCGAACTTGGGAAGATTGTTCCAATATTCTAGCATTCTCCTTTTTCTTTCCGCCTTCTCCTCATCGATCTTTGCTTTAAGTGCATTAATTTTTTCTTCCTTTTCCATAACTTTTACTTTTTAGAATCACTGACAGGATTCGAACCTGTGTGTGAGGTTTTGCAGACCCCCGCCTGAACCGACTCGGCCACAGTGACGTGTTTGCTCCGGAGGTCAGAATCGAACTGACAACATCTTGATTACAAATCAAGTGCTCTACCAATTGAGCTACTCCGGCTTTTTGCGGAAAGTATAGGATTCGAACCTATGGCACCCTTTCGGGTGCACACGCTTTCCAAGCGTGCTCCATAAACCACTCGGACAACTTTCCTTTTATTTGCGGAGGAGTGAGGTATCGATCCCCATACCCGAAGGTACCACTAGTTTTCAAGACTAGGTCAAGCGCCAGCTTAATTACTCCTCCTACTAGTTCCAACATGTCAAAGACCGCACAAAATAAAAAAGGTCCCTTAGAATCTAAGGGACCTTTTAAAATTTTTATTTAAAGTTGATTATTTATCCCTTAGCATAGCACAATTAGTTTCATCACATGTCGATAACGATGTGAGTAAACTTAGGTCTATATGGAATAAATTTTTCATTTGCGTATTTATATATTCTTTCGAATCTTTAATTTCTATGCAAATTTAGAAAAAAGTTTCGAATAAAAAAATTAAAGTCCATATTTTAATTTGGTTGCGTTGAAATTTTGAGTAACCTCTGAGGAACTCAATCCTTTTGTATAGAAGTAACAAGCCCCAATTTTTCCATTTAGATAAGTAGAACCTACACCAGCTCCTATATAACCAAGATATAATGGATTTGATTCAGAATAAGTATCATTCCCATGAGATCCGCTGGAATACTCTGTTCCGTTGATGTACACTTTAGTTGTATTAGCTGTTGATGTTATCTGTGAAATAAAAGTGTATAGATACCAAACCCCCGTAGTTACCGTTAAGGTAGAATCGGATGTTATTTGTATAGATTGTCCATTGGTAACCACTCTAGTTCTAGCTCCTGTTGAGTATAAGCCTCCCCAATATCCATCGAATCCAAAACCAGACGAAAGTTTCCCGAACACGGGTTGCCCTTGTGTGTTTAAAGGCGGAAGAGTGTCAAATTTAACCCACACCTGAATAGTTTTTTGTTGTGTAGTAGAAAGTGAGAGAGAAGAGTTATGTGGGATACTGATAGTATTACTAGCACCATCCAGATCGAATATACCTCCATCTACAGCTAACCAAGTTGCTCCGTTAATGGTAGCATTATTTCCATTTCCTGTCTCATCGTTCCAGGTTCCGCTTGAATAATTAGAAGCATCCAGCTTCATGAATAAGCTATCAGTAACAATAGATGACGTATATCTAGGTAGGATTGCATTATAGTTAGATGCTATTTCTGTTGAGCTAAGTGCCCTATTATACACACTTACGAATGGGATTTCACCGTTTATAAAATCTACTGAACTCGGTGTACTATCCCATCTTCTGCCAACTCTAATTCCTAGTCCGGATGATTGTGCAGTTCCAGAATAGGTTAGCGTAGATTGCTGAGCCCCATTTAAATACTGAATAATCTGGCTACCATCATAAGTAACATCTACACTGTACCATGACCCAGTTGCGGGTGTAAATCCGCTAGTTGTTCTCCATGCTCCATTATAAAAACCCCCGCATATATTTGAAGAACTTGGTGAGTTATTTAAGCCAATAGAGAAATTAAGTTTACTTGAGAGATCATAAACATTTGTCACCACAGCTGCTGCTCCCGATGTTGTAGGTAAACTATTCAGTTTAAACCAGCAAGAAACCGTGAAATTACTAAGAGTTCCTAAATCTGGAAGTTCTGCGTATTGGAGAGAAGTCGAAGAATAATTAAGTGATCCTCTATTATTAGTAAGATATGATACACCATTTATTAAGGTTGCTGTTGATTGTGTATCAGATAGATCTTTCCATCCGGTTCCTCCTTTGGGATATGAGGTAGTAAAGGAGGCATCTAATAAAGCAACCAAACCATTGGTTACTATGCTTGGATAATTGTAATTAACACAGATCATATTTGACTGTGAGTTTATCCATGTGATAGCCTCAACTGCAGTAGTAATTGTTGGACTCAGATTGATCGAGGTGGCTATATACTTTGCAGTATTGATCAATTCGGTGTCATTAGCTGGTGAAAATATAGAAGGACCGTTAGAGACTTTATTGACGTAGATCGTATATCCGCTTGCTCCTGGAGTGTAGCCATTCCAGAAATCTGTAGTACTTGTGGGCCCATAGATAGCACTGTTATTAATACCTAGGTGCATATTATTTCTGCCGATGGTATTAGAAACGGTTGAAGCGCTATATTTTATTACGTTAGGAACTGGCATCTATATTATTTTATTCTATATATTTTAGGATATATAATTTGAAAGAATAAAAGACAAATGAAGAATATAGTTAGATTTGAAAACTTTAACCACTATGTACCTAGCGGGATGAACGAATCAGAAATATCTGTTACAACTAATATACCTGCTAAGGCGGAGGTTAAGCTGTATTTTACTGATCGTCCAGGAGAGGATAGGGGAAATATAGAATACATTGATTATGGAGCAACAAGACTTTTAGGACCAGGTCAGATTTCTAAGTCTGGAGAAGCTTCTAAAATAATTGGAACTATAATTTCTATTTTTAATGAAAACCCAGATGATCTATTTGCAAGGGTTATGAAGGAAGTAAAGAAGATTAACAAACAGAATTATGCTGCTTGTCTTTATACCGTACAGAATTCACCCAAAATTAAATCTATGTACGGAATGAACTTCAGACAGGTTGGAGAATTTATAGCAGCCAATTGTGCACTAGCCGCAGATTATAGAGATATGGAAGGTGAAGGATTCTCATATGCCTTTATTAAATTATTCAAATACATCACATACGAGGCGTGGAAAGGAATGATCGAGATATTGGATGGGTCCTCCCAATTTATAGCAAATGTAGAGAAACATCTATTTACATTAAATCCTCAAGAGAGGGTTTCTCCTAAGCTAACTACTCAATATGCCGAGAGATGGAGATCCTACGAGAAGGACTGGGTTGGTGTTGCTTACGAACCTTTAAATGATCCTTATACAAATAAACCAGCTCTTGATTCCAGAGGTAAGAAGATATACGGTTGGAATTACGACGATAAAGGAAAACAAGTTTACGATTATAACGAATAAACTGGAGTGGTAATGATAAGGGATCTTAAGTTCTATTGACTTAAAAAAAGACCAGATACTTCATCCGGGAGATAACCGGATCTGGCCTAATAGTTATAGATATAGTTCTCTCAATATAGTCCTCTGAATATCCCCTAGAAGTATAGGAGCATAGTAACCATTCATCAAAGGTCTCTACCATCACACTCCGTCCAAACCTATTCTACTAATCAAGAGTGTCATAGTTTTTACTGTTTAGCGTTCAGTGCTGTCCTCAGGACTCCTTTACCCTACCTTCATAGTTACTTGAAGATCTCGCTCGAAAGGCGTGAGCGTGTATTGCAAGATTGTCCAGTGTTCTTACAACTTGTGGATTTCAACACGACTAATTAAAGCCCCTTACCCTCTAAATCCATAACGAGGAATCCTTATCTAACATTGTGTAGCCTCTCCCATAGCCTTGAAGCCTTCAAGTCAGGTTCACACACCATGACAGCCGGATATCTCTGTCAATCGTGGGATCTTAAAAAGTAGAGTATGACGTATGCTCGTTTTATGATTGCTTCCATCCGCAAACTCACGGTTCTCTCTACTTCGTAGTCAGAACAGGATTCGAACCTGTATTCCGTATCAGATAATATCGAGCGTCCCACGTCTTCCGATGTACCCATCGTCGTGCCGATTCTCACGGTTACTCTCAATTTAGCGTATACCATTCCGCCACCTGACTATAATAAAAAAAATTAACTTACCGATTGTAACCTATTTACGCTTGAGTTACAGTCCCATTTACCACAGTGAAACATTCGTACCTATTTTCACTCTCCTTATTGCCTACTTCTTGTTCGGCTCCTCAGTTAATTTAGTAGTCAGAACAGGATTCGAACCTGTTTGCTCCATTAATATCACCAAGTTTCGGTATCCATTGTTTCTGTTTGCTTGGTATGGAGTCTAGGATACTTTCAGCGTTTACCCATCCGCCATCTGACTAAAAAAATAATAGAACGAGAATGTTAACAAGAGTGATTTTTGTATAAAACAATTTATTAGATTGTCGTCTTTACCACTTGACTAACTCGGTCGAGACCGAATACAGGATTCGAACCTGTGATTACGATGTAACTCTTATTTTGCTACGTTCTAATTTCTAATACTTTCAAAGAACTTAATCCGTTTTTCTAACCCAGTTTATTAAGTTAGAAAAAAGAGATCCTGATAAATTCCATTTCCGGATCTCTAAAATCTCGATCATTCTGCTAGCGTCTGATCGAAGGTTAGGTTTCTGTTTGACAAAACCTCTTACCTCTGTAAAAACAATCACTCTCTTTGGTTAAGTGAACAAACCTCAGGTTTTATAGAAAACCAGACGAAACTGCTATTTACTCATAACTGAGGGAATATTTCCAAATGAAAAAGCAAAGAAAATTTCAAATCGTAAAAAGCGCTCTACCAGCTGAGCTAACGATCCGTAAGGACCGTATGGGACTCGAACCCATGACCTCTCGGTTAACAGCCGAAGTAACGATTTAGATTACTATTGCTTTAGTTTTGTTATCAGGAGAAAATTGCAAGGGTGTAACGCTTTCGCGCTTCTGCAGGAATCGAACCTGCGACCCATTTTTTGATATAAAATTGCTCAACCGCTGAGCTAAGAAGTAACCCTTACGTTACTACCTGATAATATCTGAATAATTCAAAGAACTTCCTTTGTAACAGGGCAAAGACGTTTTCCTTGCCCTGTTTATTTTCTATCGTTAGATAACGATTTGTTTCACTTTTTCAAGGTGATAATTCGGATTGAATTCGCTCTTAGCGATGTCATCGAACATGCTGTAGCCATATCCGTAGTAGTATCTAACTTTGTCACCAGCTAGTTGTGTTGTTCCGTAAGCTGCCAAGTCTACCGAGTAAACGTATGGACTACCTACTGACTTCACGTAGCTCATATAAGAGCTGTAGCTTGATCCTCGGTTACACTCGTTGTCGGAAAGAATGAAAACTCGGTCATATTTACGCCCGGAGTTTTGTGCCTCCCTCCAAGCTGATGCTAGAGATGTTCCACCCATGTCTCTTCGCATGTTTTTAGCGATAGAGAACACATCAGAGTTAGCGTTCCAGTTTACATACTCTGCTGAAGATCCGAATCGGATAACATCCGCATTTGTACCCTTTGCTATGGTTGCTGCAATTAGAGCTGCCTTATCCATACAGGTGCTTCGGTATCTCTTGCCAGATCTGGATCCATCGGTCATAGGTGTTCCCATTGATCCCGAGAAGTCCACCATTACTAGAGTTCTTCCTGGTAGCATTTCTGCTAGGTTTGGAACCGCAAGTTCGAATCCTTTTAGTAAAGCTTGTGCAACTTTACGTGAATCAGAATCACTGAACTCTGAGATAGTCACCTCGTGAGCCAAATCCATTTGGTATGGCATGATCTTACCTTTTCGAATAGCCTCACCATTGGAAAGAAGTTTACAAAGTGAATCTACAGTGGTAGACTTCGCATTCGACTTAAGAATGTTTCGGATGTTTCGAAGAGCAGCCAGAATACCAAGTTTACCTTCGGTAAGTAGTGCATCCCAGTTTTCAGCCTTAGCTTCCTTAAGAATTTTTTCAGCTTCGTCCTTATCGATTTTTCCTTCCTTAACGGCTTTAGCAACCTCTTGACCTGCATCGGATTGAGCAACCTCCCATGTATCAGCAGAAACTGAAAGTCCCTTCATGATAGCATCAATTACAGAGATTCTTTCTCCGTTAACTTCAACAGTAGCTGAAGATTTTTCTGGTCTTGGGTGAACAAGGTTGATGACGTCGATCATTGGATTCTTGTACTTTAAAAGTGAGTAAGAATCTAGACTCTCGATTGCGGAGGCAAATCCTTTCTTCATCGAGTTGGTCACCTTGGTCTTGTTCATAGCAGAGAAGCAAGCGATGATTTCTGCCATGTCATCTGGACGGAATACTGTACCCCCAGATTTTGTTTTCTTGTTCCATAGACCGTAGAATCTCTTAGCCCATTCTTGACCAGCACAGTGTGGAGCAAGATATGAAGCTGCAAGGTGGTTAATAGAACGCATACCCTCACCTACACATCGGGAGTAAACGATACACTGGGCAACAAGATAAGTGTCTTCCTTTGCACACTCGTCAACTAGTGTCTTCAACTCACGCATCGTTTCATTCTCTGAACGATAGAACTGATTTTCTAGTTTTAGAGTGTTAAGCATAGTTAACAATCTCAGCCACTTATCCAAAGAATAAGCTGCATGACCCTGACGATTTTTGGTGTCTGGCTTTGGTATTGCAATAGCCTCAACCAACTCAGATTTTGGCTGCATATTAGCTAGCGAACTTCTGAGATTCTGATTTCTGAACTTAGACATTAGTACAGGTTTTTATATAGTTAAACAATAAATTACAAAATAAACCAGAGAAAGTTGACAAAGCGTTTTTTCTTTACGTGCTCTACCAGCTGAGCTATCCCTCCATTTTATTTAATGGTGATTAGTGGAGGGAGTTGGATTCGAACCAACGACACCGTGCTTTCAATGCAATCGAAGTAACTTTATCATTACTACTGGTTTGTTGTGGATACGGGGATCGAACCCGCAGGGACCGCCAATTGGTCAATCCACAAAAAATAAGCTGAAGAAAGTTAGAAAGGTGTATTTATGTTGCATAAAACGGGGATCGAACCCGTGACCTTTTAATCCTAATTTAAACGCTCAACCTCTGAGCTATTCACGCGAAGTAACCTTTTCTATTACTATCAGCTTAATGGTGTTATCAGGAGAAAATTGTAAGGGCATTTTGATATCGACGGGAGTTGAACCCGTTACCGTTTGAGTAAAAGTCAAATGCTCTACCAATGAGCTACGAAGTATCCCTTTACGTTGCTACCTGATAATATCTATAAATCAAAGAACTCTTTCTTTTTTATTGGCGTAAAATTAATTATCCGATTCGGGGATAAAAAATTTAAATCGTTAATTTATGCTTCTTGTAGAGAAGAAAAATATTGGATGATAGATCTAACATTTCTCTGCTCGTTATTAAGAGCTTCAATCTGTATTCTCTCAAGAGAAATTTTTCTTTGCAATTCAGATTGGGTTTCTTTTGCCTTCTTTAGATCCTCGTCATCGAATGCTGTTTGTAAGAAAGCTGCCTCTCTTGCTTCTGCGTTGCTGTACAGTTTCTTACCGTTAGCATCCTCTGCAGAGTTAATCGTGGATTTAATTGCAGATTCCAATTGATTGATTTCAGTAATTGATTCCTGAAGCTTCTCATTTAGATCCAGCAAATCAACAGAATGCTTAGCAATCTTACCTGGAATTATTTCCAGTTTCATAATCATCTCAGAGATTTTCTCTTGATTCATCTTGTTTTGGTTTTAAAAGTTAGTGGGTAGGGCAGGATTCGAACCTGCACGCCCCGAAGGAACCAGATTTACAGTCTGGCGAGCCAACCAATTGCTCAACCTACCCTTTTAAAATTTTGTAGTCCCTGTAGGACTCGAACCTACGACACTCTGGATGTAAACCAGATGCTCTACCAACTGAGCTAAGAGACTGACTTAATTTGATACAAAGATAATGTTGTATCTCGAGGGAAAAAAATTAATCTCCATTATTTTTCCATCTTTTTAGTCTATTATGTTTCCAAGTCTTATATGATCTCCATTTATGATTGGATAAATCTCCGTGGTGCCACGTGTGATCATATTCGCTGTAGACTGGATAAAGTATGGACGTTAGAATATTTCCATATTCTCTACCATTGTTTGCTTTGTTCAGTTTTGCTCTGTTTCTGTTTTTTGACATAATTATCAGGTTATTTTAGTTAACCTAATAGAAGTCCATTTCTTTTTTCATAATTTTTATTTTTTTGAGTAGCGAATGGGAATTCCGAGATCCCGACCTTCCGGATATGAGCCGGACGCTCTGCCTCTGAGCTAAATCGCTATGGAGCCGGATCCTGTGATTCAACAGGATGATCACCCGGCATATGATATTATTACATTGGAGATTGTATCTTACTTCTTAAAGTATTCCATTTTCATACCTTTTTTGAATCCAATGCTAAGCATTTTTTCAAATTCTTCAGAACCTACTTTTTTGTTAACTTTAAGCTCATCGTTATGAATCCAAATTTTTCCGTATTGCGAATTATTAATTCCTTTTTGTTTTATTGAGTTTGCTTCGCCTATCTTTTTCTTTGCTTCTTCAGTGTGTGATTTGCCTTTAAATGAATTACTGATTGACTCTAAGAATCTTTCTCTGTAATCAGGATCTGACCATAATCTTTTAGCTGTTTCGCTAGTAACCTTCTTGATTTTTTCCACAAATTCCGGATTTTTCCAATTCTTTAAATTTGCATTTTTAGCTCCCTTGGATGACCATTCTTTTAGCCATCCGCCATCACCTCCTAAATTCAAATTCATACATAGCGGATCCTTTAATAATTCCTCATTTACCAATTGTATCTCTTTATTAATTAGATCTTCTCTATTTTCAAGGAACTCCAGAATCTCCTTCTTGTGAGCATCTTTGCCGTGTTTTTTAATAGAATTCTTGATTCTTATCCCACCTCCCATATAGCCATCCTCTAAATTATTTGTGGAGTGCATCCCAATGTAGTATCTGTTATTTTTAATACATGTGATCTTATAGATATAATGATACCTTCTTTCTTTTCTTGCCATCTCGTAACCTTTATTTAGACTATATATCTAAATAAAGGTACGAAATGGGGGCCGGAGCAGGTACCCGGAATCGAACCGAGATCTTCTGATTGGAAGTCAGAAGTAATAACCGTTATACGATACCTGCTTATTGCGGACTAGGTAGGTTTCGAACCTACGACCCCATGATTAACAGTCATGTGCTCTAACCAGCTGAGCTACTAGTCCTTGTAATAACCGGGGGCAGAACCAAGCGTTTGGACTTTTACAAACAGACACCCCCGACAAAGGTGAATTGTGGCCTCCAACCACTTCCAAACGACCTCCCGGCATCGGTCCAGGAAGCGCCCTGCCCTTAAGTGATCCCGGTGGGATTCGAACCCACGACTCCCGCATTAAAAGTGCGGTGCTCTAAACCAACTGAGCTACGAGACCATTCTCTTGCGACTCTTGTCGCTCTTGTCACTTTCCATGATTTCTATTTATTTTTTAATTATCGGATCAAACCAAGTGCAAATACGGATCAAAATGATCCGATTTGTAGCTCAAAATGATCCTATTTTGATCTACAAATCGGGGGACTCGTGATCCGCATTCTTAAGTTGTCACGGGTGGATTTGAACCACCGACCTTCTGAGTATCAGTCAGATGCTCTAACCAACTGAGCTACGTGACAATTTACGCCAATATGTCAAAGAACCTTTAGTTGTCCCGAGAGGACTCGAACCTCTAACCCGGCGGCCAAAACGCCGTGTGATGCCATTTCACTACAGGACACTGTAGTTGCACGCCGGGGAGGGCTCGAACCTCCGACACCTGGTTTTGGAGACCAGTGCTCTACCAACTGAGCTACCGACGTGTATAAGTGGAGAGTATCGGACTCGAACCGATGACCCCTTGCGTGCAAGGCAAGTGCTCTAGCCAACTGAGCTAACCCCCCATGGTAGGGTAAACCGGACTCGAACCGACACTATGTCCTCATCCCAAATGAGGCGGCCTACCAATTGGCCAATTACCCTATTTTTATTTCAAAGAACTTTTTAAGTTCAGTGGTGCGGGGCGGGATCGAACCGCCGACACCAGGATTTTCAGTCCTGTGCTCTACCAACTGAGCTACCGCACCGCAAAAAAAAACTCCGAATCTTGTGGATCCGGAGTTTTTCGTTATGGTGAATTTTTTATTCTTTAACTAATCATATCCGGATTTTTTGCGCTGCCATTATACCACTTAGCAATTCCCACCTGTGCAAAGGGTGCGTTAGCCTGAGGCATAAATGATTTAACGATATTTCCGAATTGTGTTTTCATTTTTCTTTTCGTTCGAGTTTTATATATCAACTCTGTTGTTTAGTTTCGCTAATTTATAAACTTTTTTCTAGAAAAAAAAATAATTTCCAGATTTTTTTTATTTAGTGGTCCCTCACGGGCTCGAACCGTGGACCTACTGATTATGAGTCAGTTGCTCTAACCTACTGAGCTAAGGGACCTT